CATGCGTTACGTGGCGAGTCAGCCGGCAAGTTTGATAATTCATGGATGAAGGCGTTACGTTACGACCTGGACGCAGATATCCAAGACTTTGACCTTTTGCTAGTAGAGACAGCGTCTACGAATACACGGTTTTCCTTTACCAAAGACGGTCAGGAAGTCAGGCACATAGGCCACTTTGCCGACGTTTTGCGTAAGGCAAAGGGTGTGCCGGTTTTGATTTGGCATCACGGCAATCGTGACCTGTCTTTTCCATTCAGCCGTTTAAGCTGTATGCTAGATGGTATGACGCCTGAAGAATTGGCACTTCTTTCACCGTGGAACTATCGTAACCTGTTCCGCGACATAGACATATGGACAGGCTATGACTACACGGTTTGGCATCAATCCGCTGATGATGAGCGATTCAAGCAAGTGTTCGGCTTTCAGTACAATCGTCCAGAGGTAAGCATTTCCAAATTCATTGGGACTGTTACGGGTCGCTCCTTACGTTACGATCAACAATATCCGGTCAAGAGCGTGGCTAGGACAGACTATGACCTGGTGTACGTAGGCCGAGCCGGCACGACTCATCGCATAGAGCGAGTCAAGAATTTTTACGACGACCCTTGGTTAGACTCGCTCATCATCGGGTGGGGATGGGATAAGCAGGTTTGGCAGAATAACGTTACGACGCCAGGACAGTCTCAGTATCATGGCGACGTGCAAGATCATTACAGGCGTGGGTTGGCTTGCGTCTGTGTCCTAGACTCAGAATTAGCGAGCGTCGGGATGACGACGACCAGGCACGTCCAGTCTATTATGTCAGGTTGCATAACCCTTGCCGATAGCGAAATTTTCCAAGCCGAACGGCTGGTTGGTGACAGCGAATTCGTCGTTAGCAATGCCGACGACGTCGTTAGTATTTTGAATAAGTATGCTGTCCCGAACAAGCCAAGCAAGCGTTCGGAGATTGTAGATTTCCAAAGACGTAACATTCCGCTTTGGGCTGACATAATGCCTAAAGTGCTAGCTACAGCAATAGGAGATAAAGATGAGTAAGATTCTAGTGACTGGGGCAGGCGGCTTCATCGGTGGTCATTTATCCAAGCGTTTGGCTGATGACGGCCACGAGGTCGTCGGGATGGACATCAAAAGTCCTGAATTTAGAAGCATGGAAGACATAGGCTTTCATCAATTCGTAACGGTTGACATGCGTTACCAATCGGATGTCATTAGAGCAATTCACAGTTTTGGCCCATTTGACGAGGTCTATGCGTTAGCGGCCGACATGGGCGGAATGGGATTCATCTCATACAACGACGCACAGATTCTTTTCAATAACCTGATGATAAACCTGAATACAATCCGCTCCTGTTACGATTTTGTGGTTGGCAAATACCTGTTTACGTCGTCAGCCTGCGTCTATCCAGAAGACCTACAAATGGTCGAAGGCGAAATTCCCGCTTTGCGGGAAGATCAGGCGTATCCGGCCAATCCACAGGACGCTTACGGATGGGAGAAGTTAACGGCCGAAAACCTTTGCCTAACGTTCAGCCAGGACTACGGCATGAACGTCCGTGTCGTGCGTTTCCATAACACGTACGGACCATACGGCACGTGGCGTGGTGGTCGGGAAAAGGCTCCTGCCGCTCTTTGCCGCAAGATTGCTATTTCCAAACTACGTGGTGGTGACGTGGTTTGCGAGATTTGGGGTGACGGTCAGCAGGTCAGGTCGTATACGTATGTTGACGACACGGTCGAAGGCTTGATTCGTCTTATGGCCAGCGATTACCAAAGACCGATCAACATTGGCACGACTGAGACGATGACCGTCAATCAAATGGCTTTTGTGATTGCCGATATTGCCGACGTAAGGAACTTTAGAATCGTTCACGTCGAAGGACCACAGGGCGTTCGTAACCGTAACACGGATAACAGTCTTATCCAAAGTGTGCTTGGTTGGGAACCAACTATCCCTATCGTCGTTGGCTTACAAAAGACGTACACTTGGATAGAAGACCAGGTGCGGCAGGCTATGGAACGAGGCGAGATAGAATGAATGACGAGGCGATAGAGCGGTTCTTTGAATTCATCAACGAACGACACGCTATCTATATTCGTAAGACGCAAGGCGACCCTTGGCCGTGGACAGATGATCGAATATTGCAAGAATTCAAGTTTACCAATGTTTTTCGAGAACTTGATCTCGGAACAATCTGGTTGCGGGAAAATTGGCGTGAACCTTATGCTGATCATTCTGATCTTTTCTTCAATATTTGTTTGTATCGTCAGTTTAACTGGATTCCAACGGCTGAATTCATAGGCTACCAAATGCGTCCTGGTTCGCCTCGTGTAACAGGTTACGAGTCTGAATGGAATCCGTATCTATTAGAGCAAAGATTGAGGGAATGGCGCGATTCCGTTAAGCCAAGGCGTAAACTCTACACAGGCGCACATCTATTGACAGGCACGCACGGCGGACCGGATAAAATCTGGCAAACGATTTGGCCAGTCATGAACAATGTTTTTACCAATATGCAAAAGTATCACCCGGTCTCGGGAGACACGCTCGAAAGTGCCTTCAAACGAATCAGGTTGGCTCCTGGCTTCGGACCATTCATTGCATACGAGGTAATAACTGACGTAAGGCACACGCCTCTCTTGCGAGAAGCCAGGGACATTATGACATGGGCGAATCCTGGGCCTGGTGCTATGCGTGGTATCAATAGAATGTACGGTTTTCCAATCGGTTGGCACGACGGTAAATATTTTCATCCTAAGCAGCCAGGAATTGACTACATTATGATAATGCGTCATCTTCTAGACATTTCCAACAAATACACAGAAGCACACGTCGGCGAGCTTGAAATGCGTGACATCGAGCATTCCCTGTGCGAGTTCGACAAATATTGCCGTGTTCTTAATGGAGAGGGACGTCCTAGATCAAGATATATACCACCACATATGAGAAATGAGTAGAGGAAAGCTGTTAGCTTATAGTTGGAAGAAGTTCGAAAAATTGTTCGAAAAGATAACGGATAATCGTTCTCCTGTTGTGGAGGATAGAGGCGTTACCAGGCTGAGTGCGTTTTGGAATAGTATAGATGTAAGAGGTGATGAAGAGTGCTGGTATTGGCTTAAATATTCACGAGGAGGTTACGGCTATTTTAGACTTGGCGGCCAATATCCGACTCATCGTCTAATGTGGATGCTTCATCATAAGAAGTCAATTCCTGCTGGAAAGGAGATTTGTCACACGTGTGATAATACGTTGTGCGTCAATCCGAAACATCTATACATTGGGACGCATAGCGATAACATGAAAGATAGAAGAGACAGAAATAGACAAAATACTCCTTTTGGTTCTGGTGTTCGCACTTCTTCGCTGACAGATGAGATTGTTTGTTATCTTAGGACGGTTTATCCAAATTGTGATTCCGTGTCAAAAGATGAATTGGCAAAACTTGCGAACGAATACGGTGTTAGACCATACACAATATACAGAGCAATTGCCAACATAACATGGAAGCACGTATAGAAGCACGACTAGGGCAAGGTCGCCCACGGTCGCGTTACGTGCCGCCTCATCTTCGCTGACAAGTTTAGTATATCATGAGCACCGAAGTCATCATCGCATCTAAAATTACATTACTCTTTTCTTGTATTTATACATTTGTCATCTTTGTACTTTATCTGGAAGCTAAGATAAGGCGTAAGTCGGATGTCTATTTAATTCCATACGCTTTCATAGGTGTAATCATAGCGGCTATACTGTTTTCCTTTGTAGTCGCACTAGGAGCAAGATGAACAAGCAACACGTTATGTACACGAGAAGTGACAAAAAGCAGTCGCTCAAAGATTTCATCCATTCCAGTGCTGGTTTGTTCGTCGCTAAGAAAGGTTTTCAGCCGGTTGAATTACTCGTTCATCCTAATGATCTGGAAGAGGCAAAGAAAGCCACGAAACTTAGTGTTTCTGCAAGCAGCACAGTCCCCTTTGGTCATATAAAACTGGCATGACAGCAATAATATTGAATGAGGACGCCGAATACGTTCTGAAGACCAACAAGTGCGACGTCATCGTCACCGACACACCATTTGGCTACACGAACGACAGGGGACGACCATTCAAACGAGAAGGCACGACCGATCTCAATTACCATTCATTCGCCAAGTGGGATGAAATAGACTACGTCAATTTCCATAATTATTACGTGCCGATGATGCTGAATAGCGCACGGAAAGCGGTTTATATCCATTGCCCGGTCGAAAGGCTCGGCCACTTCAAGGAAGCGTGGCCAGACTACTATAAAGGGCACATCATTCAATGTATTACCAATCCAGTGCCGTCTTTTTTCAAATCGACATATAGAGCAGCGACCGTGGCCGTGGCTTATTTCCAAGTGAGTGGCAGGATTAATTGGCTTGGTCATAGGGAAATGTACACCTGGAGCCAGCACACGGTTTGCGGACCAGCAGAAAAGTTGTATTGGCACACTATTAAGGGTGAAGTAGTAATTCCATGCATTGGGAAGAAGACGTGTCCCTATTGCTTAGAGAACAATGACCATGAGATAAAGCCATTTCCAAGGCATTCACATCCTACACAGAAAACGCTATCGCAAGTCCGCACGCAAATCCTTGCTAGTTCGGACGAGGGTGATGTAATACTTGACCCGTTTATGGGTGTCGGGACGACGATAGTAGAAGCGATTGCTAATGGCCGAAAGGCTATAGGCAATGACAATAACAAAACATATGTAGACGTGACAGAAATGCGTCTACAAGGAGAGTTTAGACGTGGATAAAAGTGGTGTATTAGAATATTTGGCTAAGATAGGCAGTAACGCGGTTGATCAAGAAGAGGCGAATGACTTCATTGATACGGTTATCACCTTTATGGATGAAAAGAAGCAAAGTGGCCTGACGTATAGTTCCCTGGAAGACCTTTCGCCACTGTTGCGTAAGACGCATTTGAAGGATGTAGAAAATATCTTCAAGGCATTGCTGCCGTTTCACGAGGCTAGGGAGCGGACGTATAACCTGTCATTTGCCAAGCGTGGTGAGGTCATGGTCTGGGGCAATCTTGGCCGTAAGTATGACAGAATTGACGGTCTCATTTCCAAGGTCTTAATAGACGGTCAGGAAGGCACGACGCTAATTGACACATTAGTTGACCTTGCCATTTACGCTCTAAAGTGGGTGGCCGTCATCAAAGTCATCAGACCGGCTGATCTTGAAGAGTGGGTGCTTACCCAATACGTAAAGGACACCAAGATGTCGAATCCAGACGCATTGGCTGCTTTTGGGTTGACATTTAGATCAGACCCAAACGAGATAAGTGCAGAAGTTCGTCGTCGTATACTGGAAGCGGTTAATGAGATGGCAGTTTACGGTTATCCAAAAGCTACATACGAAAATACTGATGGAGATAGTTAAACACCCTAACTGCGACAAGTGCAAACTTTTCCAAACTTGTAATAGTCCGTGGATGGAGCCGAGCGGCAGCATGGAGCCTCTCGTCTTAGTCGTTGGAGAGGCTCCAGGTGCTGAGGAAGACGAGCGTGACGAACCGTTCGTCGGGCAGTCAGGACGACTACTGCGCAATGCTCTAGAAAATGTTGGATTAAACGTCAGGGCCGACGTCGCCTTCACGAACGTCGTCAAGTGTCGTCCTCCGGACAATAAAATTACCAAAAAAGCTATAGAATTATGCAAGCACTACGTTTTTGATGAAATAGCAGAATATAAGCCAAAAATAGTCATGTTGCTTGGTAATAGCCCACTCAATGCCGTGCTAGGCGAAAGTGGCGTAACGACGTGGAACGGCGTGGTCGTCGAGCGTGACGGTATTACATACGTGCCGCTTTTCCATCCTGCTTACATTTTACGCAATATGAGTGCTATGGACGAGTGGCTTAGTGGAATGATGAAAGCGGTTGATACACTGTTCGAGGATGATGAGCCAGATAGCGACGTCGAACACATTTTTCCAAAGACTAGGAAAGACCTTGACGACATGCTAGAATATTTTAGTCATCAGGAGGCGATTTCGTTTGACGTCGAGACGGCAAGCCTAGACCCGTTTGCCGATCATAACCTATTGCTTGCCGTCAGTTTTGCGGCTGGTGACAGAGCGTATTCATTTCCAATAGAGCACGAGGAAGACTGGTGGTCAAATGAAGAGTCGGAAGACTATGCCATAAGAGCAACTCGTCTAGTGCTAGAGGTGTTCAACTGTCGTGTCATAGGCCATAATATAAAGTTCGATCAGCAACACGCACGTCATCTTCTGTCGTCATGCTTCGAGGCTGGTGGTGATACTATGCTTCTAAGTCATCTTCTAGACAGCCGGCAAGGTATTCACGGTCTTAAACGGTTGGCTGGTATACACCTTGGAATGTATGACTACGACAAGCCACTACAGGACTATATCAAGACAAATCCAAGAGCAAATCCGAACCGTGGCGGAAGCTATGCGGCTATTCCCTTAAGCCTGTTATTACCGTATGCGGCTATGGACGCATATGCCACGTATCGGTTACACGACATTCTATACGATAAACTAAGTCCGAAACAAAAACATCTTTACCACGAATTGATCATTCCAGCAAGTAATACCTTAGCACGGATGGAATTCAATGGTATCAGGATAGACGATTTCGTGGCTGATCGTTACGTGACTATTTACCGTGTGCGTCAGGAAGAGATTTACGAGGAAATTCTTAAAGATAAAAAAGTACAAAAGCTAATAAAAGACAAGCAAAAAGAGATTGACGACGCTCGGAAACCAAACAGCAAGGCCAAGCCAATCGTCTACAGGTTCAATCCCAATAGCGTTCATCAACTAAAAGAGCTGTATTTCAAGTATTACAAGATGCCAATCACAGACGTTACCGAAACAGGCGAGCCGTCTACAAAGGCTGGCGTCATGAAGCCACTAGAGAAAAAATATCCAATAATATCCCTAATACGCTATTACAAGTTATTGACAAAAATGCTAGGAACGTATCTCGAGCCGGCACTAAATGGTCAATGGAAGCGTGGTGACGGTCGTGTTCATAGCAATTACAATTTACACGGCACACGCACTGGTCGCCTTAGCTCTTCCAATCCGAACCTACAAAACATCCCGACACCTGAAAAAGAACCTGGCACATTGCTGGAAACGATGCCAATCAAGAACATTTTCACCTACTCATTTCCAAAAGGCGTCGTCATGTCGGTTGACTATAGTGGGATGGAGCTACGTGTATTCGCTAGTCTTGCCAGATGTCAATCCATGATAGGTATACACGAGAGTGGTGCGGATTTCCACAGCATGGTGGCTATTATGAGCACGACTGGAAGAGACGTGCACGAAATTACCAAAGAAGAGGCTAACAAATTTAAGGACGAATTTAAGCCTGTCAGGTATCGTTACAAGTGGACGAATTGGACATTGCTTTATGGTGGTGACGAGTATACGCTCGTCAGCCTGTATAGCGTCCCTGTTGACGATGCCAAGGCTACAGTCAAAGCCTACTATGATCGATTCCCGGAGGTCTTGGAGTTTAGAGAATGGACGACTGAGTTTGGCAAGGAAAACGGCTATATAGAGTCGCCTTTTGGTCGTCGGGAACACTTACATTACATAAACGACAAGGACGTTGGAAAGGCAAACAAGGACAAGCGTGCGGCTGTCAATATGCCAGTGCAGTCAGGCGCAAGTGACACATTGTTATGCGCCTTGGTAATTATTGACAAGTTTATTAGTCAAAGAGGACTGCGATCAATGCTCGTCAACACAGTACACGATAGTATCGTGCTAGACGTTCATCCAGACGAGATTGACGAGGTCGCTGCCCTTTGCGTAGACGTTATGGAGAATATCAAACACTATGCGTCTATTTATATGCCGAATGTAGACTTCGAGTGGCTTATTTGTCCGTTAAAGGCCGACGTGGACGTTGGAACACACTATGGGGCGTATGTAGACTACAAGGATTATAAAGCAGGAGTGCCGTTGTGATCTACGTTGATGAGGCTATTTTTCCATTCAAAGGTCAATTGTGGTGTCATATGTTTAGCCATGACTTAGACGCCCTTCACACTATGGCAACGAGGCTTGGCCTTAAGCGTGAATATTTCCAAGACAAGAAACGCTTCCCGCATTATGACCTGTCACCCGGCAAGCGAGAATTGGCTGTGAAGTTAGGTGCAAAAGAAGTATCGTGCGAAAAGATGATAAGTATCGTAAGGAGTTGAATTATGGAGTTTGAAATAGGTGACATGTATGCTAGCACTGCTGGTGATGGAGCGTGGTTTGAAGTCGTAGCATTGGACGACGACAGAGTGACAGTTATGTGGAGAGGTTCAGACCCGGCTCAGGTATCTTCAGAACGTCTAGCAGAGATTGTCTATGAATACAGCATGGAGAAGGCGGATGGACTTCACTGATTTTATCGTCGGTGTCGGTGCTGGTTACGTCATAACCTTTGGTTGTGTCGTCGGTGTAGTCGTCCTTATTGGGCTAGTTGTTTATATCCATTTGACGAGGGATAGAGAATGAGTCCTAAATTACAAGCGAAGATTTTCGTTTTTGTGATTCGTGTTTTGATGTATATAGCATATCGTTCTACACGCTATCAAAACAACGAATTCTTACAATTTCGTGTAGAAGAGGCGCAGATCATAGAGGCAATAGGATTAGAACTGAAAGCCTCAGAAGAACCAAAGACGAGCTATTGGTAGGAGGAGACGTGAATTGTTGCGAAACACTCCTGATAGGAGTATATGAATACGCTCATCAGGCAACGTGTAAACATTACCAAAAAGAGAATGACGCTGACATCTTGCGTAAACTGCTGGGAGGCGTCGAGCTTGGCATGTGGGCGGATACTGTCACTTCCATTCATCCGAGATCATCCATGGTTCGTAAGCCTTTCGTTGTTGGTAAGGACGCACGTTTTGAAAACTCACTTGTTGTAGAATGGGTTTACCAAGGGTTTACCCTGACAATGGCACGAGGGGAAGGTGATGACCCAATTTACGGCAAGTTGATAACCTATGCGGTTCAAAAAATAAGAGGGAACAATGAACACAAACGCAGCACTAGGAAGTATCGTTATTCGCAAAAACGAGCAAGAAAATATAACAATAGACTTGGCAACCGTCTTAGAAATAAACGAAAGTGATCTAACACGGGAATACAGTCAGCAGGCGGCTCAATACGGCTATTTTGCCACCATGCTGGCACGAGCCGAAAGGACGATGATTCGTGCAGAAACATTCACACAACGAATTTACGCTCAGGCTGACGATTTCTGGCGCAATGAGCTGAAAGGAATGAAGTTCACGGAGCCACAGATTAAAGGTCTCGTCTTATTGGACGAAGAATATATCAAAGCACAAGACGAAGAAGCAGAGGCTGTCTACAATTACAAGTTGATAAAAGCATTGGTTGACGCCTTAAACAAAAAGGCCGAAATGCTCATCAGCCTTGGCGCACATATTCGTGCCGAAGTCGGAATGACTGGTATGACTATGCGAGAGAAGAAGTTAGACGACTCTGTCAAAGCGTTAAAGGCTATGCGACGTTAGGCAAGTTTAGTATCATTAGAAGACCATCCTTAACAACAGATGGAACACTGTTTGGTGGTCATTCACTTCCTTTAACATTCTAGGCTAGGCAAGGAAGACTTGACAGTGGGTGGACCTGGCCGGACGTTATATCGGTGGCGTCAAACTGTCTCCCCGTTTTATATCCATTTACGGCAAAATAGGCAAATATAGCCACTAATGCCACATAAGGAGCGATTTTGATATGGTAACGAAAATGAAACAACTAAAGGAAAGCCGAGAAGAGCGATTGGCCAAGATTCGTCAGAAATTGGCCAATACGGACATCGGCGGCGGAGGTGCTGGATTTTGGAATCCGCCCGAAGGCAAGAGCGTCATTCGCATTCTTCCGCCTGTTAAGGACATGGAGTGGTTTTTCCAAGAAGTCGGCACTCACCAGATGAGTGCTGATAGAAAAAAGTTCGTCTATTGTCCACGATTCACGTCAGACGGTGAGTTAGATTGCCCAGTCTGTGAGATTGTCCACGAACTATACCAAGCTGGTGGTTCAGCAAACGAAAAGTTGGCGAAGCAGATGAAACTTAGCCGTAAGTATTGGATGAATGTCATCGTTCGTGGTAAAACAAAGGATGACGATGACAGAGGGCCATTCATCTTCACGCCTGGTGTGCGAATCTTCGAAACTTTGATGACGCACATCACAGACCCCGACTACGGTGAAATTTATGACCAAGACCTTGGTATGGATTTGACCATCGAGCGGACAGGCAGTGGCGTAGACACGAGGTATCAGGTCATCGTAAAACCACGGCAGACGCCAATTTCCAAGAATGACGATGAGGTAGCTGGTTTGCTGGAAAAGGCAAGAGACCTTTCATACGTCGTCGTATCAGACGACCCGGAGGAAGACAAGACGATTGCCAATGGTCATGCTGTTTTCGTCTTGCCGTATGATCGTATCGTTCGCGAATTCAACTTGGATGACGATTTCGTAACGCCAGATGAGGAAGAAGAGGACGAGGACTTCGAAGAGGACATCGTTGAAGATGATGAAGACGATGACGATGAGGAATATAGGGACGACGAGCCAGTACAGCCGACTCCTACAATTGTGAAGGCTCCGTCACCGGCACGTGCTGCTGTGGAAGAGCGACGAGCGGCACGTCGGCGACGTCAAGGCTAAACTGTTGCTGAGGGGACTTGTGACAGTGCAAGTCCCCTCCCTTTGTATCATGAGATTTATCCATTTTGCCGACGCCCACATAGGCGTCACGACGCATGGAAGGATTGACAAGACGACCGGTCTGAATGACCGTGTTTTAGATTTCTTAGAATCCCTAGACTTTATAGTTGACTACGTACATTCGGCGTCTCCAGACGCAGTCTTGTTCGCAGGAGACGCGTTTCATAACAGTCATCCATTACCAATATACGTCAGCGAATTCGCCTTGCGTATCAAAGAAATGGCGGAGGTATGCCCGGTCGTGTTGATACCTGGCAACCATGACTTTTCCAAAAGTGCCAGTGCGTTAGACGTCATCAGCGTCCTCGGAGAAAACAACAATGTTATTGCGTCTGATGAACCTACTCACCATCTTGTTAGAACAAAGTCCGGCAATCTTAGTGTGGGTGCTCTCCCGTGGCCTAGGAAAAGCCAATATGTTGATTATTCTTCTAAAGACAGGACAGACGATCAATTATTGGAAAAAGCACGATATATGGCGAAAATTGCTGAAAAGATCGAGGCTTTGGCTGAGGCGTCGTTACAATATGGTGAACCGTCTGTCCTACTGGCTCATCTGACAGTCGGTGGGTCATCATGGAAGCCAGGACAGATAACCACTAATATGGACAGCGAAGTTATGTTGGAAACGTTGCTGCATCCGTGGGACTACGTGGCTCTTGGTCATATTCACCATCCACAAAACCTGACAGAAGGTTTGCCTGGTCTTCCGCCGGTCGTCTATCCTGGCAGCATTGAAAGGATAGATTTCGGTGAATACGACCTGCAGAAAGGATTCTACGACGTTTCCATTGGTGACGATGCAACGTTCGTAGAGATTCCAAACGTCCGGCCAATGGTGACGTTGGAAATAGATGCACGAGGCAAGAAGAATCCGCATAAATACATCGAAGAGCAAATTACAAAAGCAAATATATCTGATAAGGCTATTTTGCGGATTATGATAGACGTTGATCAAGGCGTCCGTGTACGTTATATGGACGTAGAAGAGCAAGTTGGCTTTGTATACAGATTGACGAGTGTTAATGTAAAAGAAGAACGAGCAGACCTGGCACGTCTTCATCCAGACGATGACCGTCGCCTTATTTCCATGTCGTCATTGGAACTCCTAGACGTATACTTCGAGGCGCAAGGTGTGAATGAGGAAGACAGGGACAGTCTGCTCGACTTATTCGAGGAGTTAAATCCGAATGCTTGACGATGCTGAAATTCTTCATATAAACCCAGAAGGGAAGTATATTATCCAATTCAAAGTGGATACGAGTCACGAAGACGTCATCAGAGCACGTGAAATTTTAAGGCAATGGTGGGAGTCAGAATTTCCATTTTTGATCATCCCGAACACGGTTACGTTGGTTAGGTTAGATGATAGACGAACTGATCAAGAAGCTGAATGAAGGCGGCAAGCTGACGGTCATGGCGTTAGGTGATGAAGATTCGCCTTGCGTCGTCACTGAATGGATTCCGACTGGCTGTCTTGCCTTAGACTGGATCATGGGCGGAGGCTTGCCGGCTGGACGTATAGTGGAAATATACGGTGATACGAGCACTGGCAAGACCCTTGTCGCGACTATGGCCGTTATAACGGTACAAATGCTCGGAGGAATTGTGCTGTACGTAGACACCGAAAGTGCCGTTTCCATTGACTTGATGGAAGAATTGGGCGTTAATGTTGACGAGTTGCTTTACAGTGTTCCCGATACGATGGAAGAGACCTTCTTGGCTATGGAGCGATTCATAGACGAGGCGTCGAAGCGTTACCCCGAAAAGATC